TAGGTACAAATACTAATTTTTCTATGAGTGCTGGTAATAATTTTATTGTAGGATCTCAAGTATTTACAGTAGATACTATTGATGGTAATACAATTACTACTACTGAACCAGCCGCATTTACAGCTTCCTCTGCAAAGTGGTATGAATATCCAGATAATGATAATTATTTTACTTATGATTTTAGATGGTCTCAAGATGATATATCATCTGATGGTGGCCAAATGTCAGAGCTAAGACCACTTACAATGGGTATCGGCCCAAGAGATTTAATGGGTATTGAATTTGACCCTACAAAACCACTTTGGATTGATGTAAGATTAGAAGCATATAGATTATCTAGTCTTCATAGTTTAAGTCTTTTATCAGTTACATTTGAATTAGAAACTGAACAGGGAACTATAGAATCTTGTCCACAAATTTGTACAGATTGTAACGACCCTTATATTGCGGGGTGTACAAACATTGTAGTGGATTGTTCAGATCCTATTTACGATCCGTATAGCTTAAATAAGCCGACTGCTATCTATGAAGAAATTAGCGAATTATCGGCTAATATGTGGGGTCACCCAGTAAAATATTTTAGAGTAGAACCAGATAATAGATCTAGAGATGTAATCTTAATGGAATACTCACTATATAATGTAGCAGCACAAGGTGAATTAAAAGTTGTGGTACCAGATAATGAGATGCCAACTAGAGAGTTCACGTATGATATTTTTGGTATGGGCTTTGAAGATTTTGAAATTCATATCACGAAAGGTCAAATGGAATCAGCGTTTGGAGAGGGTATTCACCCAAGACCTAGAGACTATATGTATATTCCTAGAATGAATAGAATGTATGAAGTATCTTCTGTAAGTTTTGCTGATGAATTTAATCAGAACATGACTTATTGGAGAGTTATGTTGAAAAAATATGAAGAGAGAACTTCTAGTATTGTCGGCGATGATGTAGTAGGCCAAGCAATTGACCAAGAAATGGATCAATTATTTACTGGCGTGGAAGAAGTACTTGGAGAAGAAATCCAGGGAGAATATAGACAATCTACAAAACCAGAACAATATCAAACAGTATTTTCTGAAGTAGGCGATGGAATTAGAGATAGAATTCATAATGGCCTTGTAATTTCTGATAAAGATATTAGAAATAAATGGACTATTATTTCTAAAAATCACTATGATTTAAACTCTGTAAAAGATTTAGGTATTGAATGTCTAGTCTATAATAAATATTCTCAATTACAAACATCAGATAACTTAGCATTCTCTGCATGGTTTAAACCTAATTTAACTACTGGGTCTGCAGAACAAGTTTTATTTGATGGATTTGAAAATCAAAAAGGACTTAAATTAACTGTTAATGAAACATCAGTTAAAGCATATATTAATGACAATGTATTTTCATATCCATTTACAGATAATATAGTAAATGATAATTGGTATGGAATAGTTTACAATCTAAATAATTCATTTACCAGTACTGGCGCTTATGTTTACAAGTTAAATAACAAGAGTAATACATTAACTCAGATGTCAGTATCTGATACTATGACAGAAGTAATGGATCAAACTGTAGATCTAACTTCACCTGCTGGTTGGGTAACTCCAAAAAAATGGTCCCTAATGCCTGGTAAATTAGCAATGACTAATATTAGGCTATATACAAAAATCGTAGGAAAAGATCAGCATAAGAATATTTTACAACAATATATCGTTAGAGATAATAGATTAACTCAGATTATCGATAATGCAATCCCTTCTATTCAATTAAGAAAGTATAATCAAAGCAGGTAACAATAATAGACAAAATTTGTTACATTATTTTCTAGATATATAGAATATAATATCATATTATGAGTGAAAAGAAAAAAACAATAGCCGAACAAGCAGATGATATTAGGCAAGAATTAGATGCATTAATTGGAGACTCTCCTCTTGATGTTGAAAACGATCCTAAAGACCTGCCTATTCAGGCTAAACCAACGGCGTTAGCTCCGATGGTAAATTATACAGAGCTAAAAGCTGGAGCTAGTAAAAAGGCTCAGAAAACTATTACGTCTCTTATGAAATTTTATCTCGATGCAGATATTATTGAAAAGGACGAATATATTAAGGCTAAAAAGCAAATGGATGAGATGACGATGTCTTCTCTAATTTATCAATTACAGGCTGGTGAAAAAGCCTTAACTACTCTATTAGAAACAATTGACTCTGGTGAATTAGCACCAAGAATGTTTGAAGTTCTTGCAACTCTACAGAAGTCAATGTTAGATATTATTAAATCTCAGACCATGTATTTAATGGCAGCAGAAGAGGGTACAAAAAGAATTGCTAGAGATATTGAGATATATCAGCAAAGAGCAAATCAATCTGAAATCGAAGGTGCTGGTGGAGACACTGGTAATAAAAATATCCAAAGGGGTACTAAAGACTTAATGGCTGCAATTCAAGCAGGTATACATGGTGCTGCTGAAGAGGATATTGAGGATGTTGAACCAACAGAAGAATAATAAATGTCAGACGGAATAGGAGATAATAAATGGATTCCCAAAGAGGAAGGGCCACAGGCAGCCTCGGAGAGAATTGTCTGGTCTACCAGGCAAATCAACGACTTGTTGGTTGCTATGGACCAGGGTTATCGCCCTAAGATTAAGTTACCATTCTACGAGGGTAGACAATTTCTAAAGAAGGGTAATATTGTATTTGAATATACTGATGAGGAAATTCAAGAGTTAGCTAGATGTGCCAAAGATATTGTCTATTTTGCAGAGAAGTATGCAGTAGTAATGACAGATGAAGGTATTCAACAGGTAAAGCTGAGAGATTATCAGAAGACCATGTTGAAGAATTTTCAGAATGATAGATTTAATATTGTGTTAGCATCTCGTCAGATGGGTAAAACAGTAACCGCATCTATTTTCAATGCATGGTATTTGACATTTAATATGGATAAGAATACTTTGTTACTTGCCAACAAATCTGACTCAACAAAAGAAATTATTGATAAAGCCAAAACAGTAATTGAGAACTTACCGTTCTTTATGAAACCTGGTATTATTAAATATGATGTGATGAATGTAAGATGTGATAATGGTTGTCGACTAATAGGACAATCAACCACAGCAAAATCCGGTATTGGTTTTACAATCCATAATCTATACCTAGATGAGTTTGCCCACGTCCATCCATCGATTGCTGATTCTTTTTACGAGAATGTATATCCTACATTATCCTCGTCGAAAGTCTCAAGAATAACAATTACATCTACACCAAACGGATTTAATAAGTTCTATCAAATTTATGCTGCGGCAGATCGAGGTGATAATGAATATCTAGCAACAAGAATTGACTGGTGGCAACACCCAGATAGAGATGAAGCTTGGTATGATAGAGAATTAGCAAACTTAGGTTCAATTGAAGCATTTAATAAACAGTATGGAAATGAGTTCGTCAGCTCATCTAACCTCCTATTAGACCCAGTCGATATGAAGAAGATGAGAAAGAGAATGAAGCCCTATGTTTATCATGACTTTGATGAATTTGATTATATTTCAATTGATACAAAAGGTTTCTTAGAGTGGGATCCAGACTTTGATATTGATACTTGTAGAGACCCAGAAAACTTTTGGGTATTCTCAGTAGATATTGCAGAAGGTAATGGTGGTGACTCATCGGTAATTAATGTATTCCAGGTCGATCCAATGAATTATGAAGAAATTAAGAATGTGGTTAACCCTGGTGCAATGTACGATTTTTTTAAATTTACACAAGTCTGTAGATTTAGATCAAATGAACATGTAATTGAAGATTTCGCAAAAGTACTATATACTCTATCGGTCGATATATTCTATTCAGAGAATGTGAAGATGATTGTTGAGTATAATACTTATGGTACAGTACTATTCCAATACCTAAGAAGTATATTTCCACAAAGAAATGATTTCGATGATGAAATGGTAGTTAAATTTAAACATCGACATGATGGGAAATCATTAAAACCAGGTATTAAACTAAAATCTGACAATAAAGCTATCTTTTGCCAGAACTTTGCGAAATTGTATAAGATAAATAGATTAGATTTAACAGATGAAGTTACAGTGACGGAAGCTAGTCTTTTTGGTACTTTACCAAATGGAAGTTATGGAGCCCAAATGGGCAACGACGATGTGATAATGACTTGCATTACTGCAACAGAATTTTTTAATACAACGGATTACGCAGATTTCGTAGAGGAGCTCTTAGATTTCATTGACCCGGATCTTCACGATAAGATGGAAGCTATACTATTTAAAGATAGTGACCAACAAGGAGATTTACAATTTGATATTTATGACCTGCTTAAATAAATTTGCAGAAAGACAGGGATATATAATAAAAGAATAAAAAATAATAACGAACAATTATGGCATTAAGTCCTCAATTACTACAGTTCAAAAGCTCAGGCGTATATCGTCTAGAGTTTGACAAATCACAAACCGTGAACATTCCTGCTGAGACTATCAGGTTAGTTGTAGGTAGATCTAAAAAAGGTCCATACAACACTCCAGTTCTAGTAGAAGATGTTGAACAATTCAAACAAGTTTTCGGTGGCGTAGATAAGTCATTAGAAAAGAAAGGAATGTATTTCCACAGATCAGCTATCGAGGCTCTATCTAGAGGTCCGATTTTAGCATTAAACTTAACTTCAGATGATGCTGCTGACAGAGTATCAATTTTCTCTCCAGCAACTAACTCATCTCAAGAAGGTTTATCAGCTAATACACTTCAAGCTTCAAACGCATCTTCTAAGAAATTTACAGATGTATTTGATACAGATAAGTTCTGGGTACCTAACGATGAAAAATTATTAGTTGCATCTGCAGAAGACACAAACCACGCAATTTCATTTGTTAATATCAAACAAGATCCTATTACAGTTATCATTAGACAAGCTGCAGATACTAGAGGTTTTGAATTAACAGCAAGAGAATGGTATGGTGAAACTGGTATTCCAGAAGGTATCGACGCTGATGAATATATCTCAGACTATATGGTAGATGTATTTGTATTCAAAGGTAAGTTTGATGCACAAGAATTAAATAACGACCCTAACTACGGAAACTATTTTGACGCAGACGGTTTAATCAAATCAGAATTTGCTAAGTTTGCAGGTTTAAGAGAAGTAACTCTTTTAGCACAATATAACGGATTATCTTTAATCCCTGAATTTATTGATGCTGAAGGTAATCAAATGTACATTGAAACTCTAATTAACTTAGAGGCTAGAAGAACAGGTTTATTCTGTGCTGTACAAGAAGATGCACTTCCACAAATCGATCTAATCGGTAATAACTTTGATATTCGTCAAGATTACGAAGTTTTATCACATAAAGTTAATCAAGAGAAATCTAATGTTGAATTAGACTTTACTACAGTTTCAGGTATTGTTGCTGTTGATGGTTCTGTAATGACTATTACAGGAACAGGTTTAGATGCTAATACTTTTGCAGCTGATCTTAATAACGAAAAGTACTTAAATGCTTCAGTTAATGGAGAATATGTAAAAATTACAGGAATTACTCCAATTAATGTTAACGAAGGTATTATTATCGAAGCTAACGGACCAATTTCTAAATCTTACGAGAAATTCTCTGATGCAAATGCTGCAACATGGCAAAATGGAATTACTATTACAGTAGATGCTAACGGTAACTTAATTTTATCTGAAGCTCCTTATGCTTATGGTAACTTACAGAGTGGTGGAAACTACTTCTTATTATCAGAAAACGCTGGAGAATATGTTGCAATTAATGATGTAACAGTAGACGGAGGAACAGGTATTACTACAGTATCTCCTTCAGGTTCTGTTGGATTTAGTGCAGATTATGCTGGTGCAAACTTAACTTCATTAGGAGTTAAGCAGAGAGCAGTATCTAGCCAATTCAAATCATGGTCTTTACAGCCTAATGCAAGAACAGTAATGTTCCCAACATTAGCTGGTGACGGCTGGGATTTTGGTGGTGCTGAAGCTGGAAGATTTAACTTCTCTAAAACAGGTGATGTTTACTTCCCAGTAGATTCTAATGGTAACCAACCAATTAAAGTAGGTATGTATGTACCTGGTGATGATGGTAAACTATCTAGAATTAAGTCAATTAAGAGATCTGTTGAAAATGGTTCAACTTACTATAGATTTGAAACTCATAGACCAGTATCTTCAAGACCAGAATATGCTCTTAAGAGATACGAGGATGCAGGTGGATTCTATAAGACATTCCCATTAGAAGGAGCAACTCAAACTACAAAATCTATTGCAGAATTACTAACAGCAATTAAGCCAGGTACTGGTTTAGGTAACGCTTTAGTAGATAAAGATAACATTACATTCAGATATGTTGTTGATACATTCGGTTCATTAGAAAACGGTGGTATCTTAAATAAAGAAGAATTATCATTCCTATGTAAGGAAAGACAAAATGCTTCAGCAATTCTTAATGCACCAATGGTGAAAGAATTTAAAGCATCAACTAATCCTTCTTTCAAAGATTCAACCGCTCCTTATGGATTTAGTGTAAATCACGTAGCAACTGGAGGTAACTTAGAAAATAACCCAACTCAATTATACACATTACCATCGATCAACGAAGGTGCAAACTACGCATTCTACTACGGTCCTGGTCTTAATGTAATTGAGAACGGTAGAACTAAAGTTATTCCACCAGCAGCTTACGTATCTAACAACTATATCGATAAATATTTAGATGCATTACCATGGTCAATCATCGCAGGCCCAAGAAGAGGTGTTGTAGGTGGAACAGGTGTTCAGTCTCTAGAATTTGCATTCGACAAGAATGACAGAGACGTACTTGAGCCATTTGGTTACAACCCAATCGTATTTGAAAGAGGCGTTGGTTTAACAATCAAAGGTAATAAAACTGCACAACAAGGAATTCAATCAGCTTTATCTTCAGCACACGTAAGAGAAGTTCTTATCTATATTGAAGATGGTTTAGCTGAAATTCTTAAAAACTACCTATTTGAGTTCAACAGTGCTCAAACTAGATTAGAGATCAAAACTTTAGCTGATAACTTCATGGAATCAGTGAAAAAAGATGGTGGTGTATACGACTATAAGAATATCATGGACACATCAAATAACACAACAGATGTTATTGATAACAACATGGGTATTTTAGATACATTCGTAGAACCAGTTAAAGGTCTTGAGATTCTAGTATCGAGAGTAACTGTACTAAATACAGGTGAAATTGCAACAGGTAACTTTGCATAAGAAAACAAAGATATATAAATAAAATAGAAAATTAAGATATGGCTTTACCACATTATTCAGAGGACCAAACTAGCAAGAAGGGTAGAAATTTCGAACCAGTACAAGCTAACCTATTTGAGGTGACATTATTACCTCCAGCAGGTGTTGCAGGACAGGAGTTATTTTTACAACACGTTAATTCAATCTCTGGTTTAGACGCATTAGCTCCGGCTGTTGATGCAATCGGTCAAAAGTATAAGTTTGCTGACAGATCATACGCAGGTATGCCTGGACAAACTGCTGTTGACATTACAATCAACTTTACGTTAAACCTGAACGATTCAAACCAAGCGTACTTATATAAATCAATGAGACAATGGTACAGAGCGGCTTACAATCCGGAAACTGGCGAAATGGGTCTTAAAAAGAATTATGTTGGTACAATCGTTGTTGTTCAGTTCAACAGAGAAGGTGACATCTACAGAAAAATCACATTAGATGATTGTTTCATTACATCAGGTGTTAACCTAGTAGCAGAACTTAACTATGAGACTGCTGATGCACAAGCATTAGAAGTAACATGGAAGTGTGATACTTACTCAGAAGAATTGAATTAAATTTAATTTAGAAACTAATAAAAGAAGGGATTCTACGAATTCCTTCTTTTTTTAAACTTAAAAAACATAATATAATATCCTAATAATAAGAGATTATGAGTGATAAACTAACAAAAAAACTACAGGTTCTACTGACAGAGGACGAAGTTCGCGAAGTCAATAGAGTCATCTTGAATGAGGCTCTAGATCGTGAAATTAGACCAATATCCGTCAGTGCGTTTATCCGTAATTTAATACAGGAAGAACTTAGTAGAAGAGATGTAGAGCAAAGATCCTACATTAAACAAAATCTTAAAAACTTAAAAAGCAAATAAAAATGAGCGAAGACAAAAACAAAATGACTCCTGAAGAGCAAAAAATGGCAAAAGCTTTAGAAGCTAAAGATAATATTAATAAAGCTAATGTCGAATCTACAAATAGTGATGCTGCTGGTATTGAAGCTGCAGTTGATTCTAGTGGATTAGGAAGGGTTAATATGTCAGATTTTGGACCAGACAAAGCACAATCATCTGATTCTGCATTAGGATGGCACATATTAGACCAAGAGACTTTACCATCAAAGGGTAAATTTTATCCTAAAGATAGTGTAATTAAAATTAGATCTGCAAAAGCAGCTGAGATTAGACACTTTTCTACAATGGATGAAAATAACTATATTGATATGGAAGAAAAGTTAAATTCTATTATTGAAACTTGTATGCAAATGTCTGCAAATAAGAAAAGACTTTCTTGGAAAGATCTTTTAGAAGAGGATAGAATTGTAGTTCTATTAAGTGTCAGAGATTTAACATTTCCAGAACCTGAGAATAAATTAGTCTTAAAGGGTAAAACTGAAAAAACTAAAAAACAAGTTGACGTTGAATTAGCTGTTAAGAATTTAGTTCCAAGTGAAATTGATGAAGAAATCGAAAGATATTATTCTGAAAAAGAAAGAACTTATGTAA